GGCGGTGATTGAGGTTGGGGAAGTTGGCAATTCGGGTTTGAAGAATTCAATGCAGTATGTGCACCATAGTTCACCAAGCAACTGTACAGGGTTCCCTTGCGTAGCGATTTGGAAATTACCCAGATCGAACGTCTTGAGGTCCTGGCCAGTTGGTGGAGCTTGCTGTCGGGTGTACAACTCATTGATTGAAGTTTCGCTAGGGTCACACTCTATCAAGTGGATCAACTTTTCAGTTGGCTTGACGGAGACTGCGAACTCAGAATTCTCCATTTGCCTCTTAGAGGTGAAAGATGGATCGTCAGAATTGTAGTTGGTTGACATGATGATGACCCCAGGAGCCCCTGAGGTAACAAAATCAGTGATAAGGGGCACGAACTCAAACACAAGACCGTGTACACGGTATTGGGAATAGTTCGAAGCCACTTGAGCCAACCACGGGAAAGTGGACGACATACCCGGGTTAATGGGGTATGATGTGTTTGTGAACGCAGTGGTACCGGTTATATCACCGATATATTCGCGATGACAAACGACATTAGTAGCTTTCGTGGTGGAAAACTGTGGGACTTGTCCCATGAGCACATTGCTCTTGGGAGTTGCCCCGACGACAGTGTAATCGCCGGATCCGAAGATCCGGCCGATCCCACTACCGACTAGTGATCCGATATCCCGGAAGCCCGGGATACCGAAGAAATTACCGGCTGCTGAACCGATGATTCTCCCCGTATCTCTAAATGGTGTTGGTTGTTTCTTTTGTTTCTGCTTCTTAGGCATTTTCGGTTTGGTGGATTTATTTGTCATAGTATTGGATGCAGCATGACAACTGGACTGTACATCACTTGAGAACCTGGATAACCGCCGTGCAGTCTCTTGGCATTTTGTTTAGCACTAAAGTAATAGTTTTGGGGTTTTATCTCAAGCAACCCAATAGCACCGTTTCGTGGCGCAGCCGGCCGAAGCGTTAATAGTCGGTGATAGGCAGTACGGTAAACCGTTCCGCCAAATCACCATCACCGAACTCAAGCTGATCATAATACTCCTCCAGAACTAACTGAGACTCTGGTGGGATATCAAAAGCCAACCAAAAGGAGCATCTGGTTTCAGCACTTACGGGTGTGCGTTTGCGTAACATTCCAGCCCCCAACCTGAAGAACCCACCCTCAAGGGTGGGGTCAGACATGGGGCGAGCTCCTTCGGAATGGCGAACAAAGTAGTCATAATAGGCCTGCAACACGGGCATGCCAGACGTGAGGGCGGTGCCTCCCAGTCCAACAGCAGCCATCCACATACGTGTTGTGTGTGGATGGTTGAGGGGCTTCAAAGAAACAGCGTCTTTCGACAAGCTGATCCTCGGGTCCCTCACCATGGTGTAACCACCATACTGGTCGAACACGGGATGAGCTTGGCAGAACTCTATCTGCTCAAACACATCCACAGTCGGCTCGACTGTCATGGTGAAACCTAACCCGAGGAAGTAATCTTCCACGGTTTCACGAATTCTTTGCTCGTCACCCCGCTCACAAATTAAGACACAATCATCCCCATCATTACATAATGAGAACTCTATGCCAAGGTATAATTTGTAGGAATGAACAAAGCTGCACATCAACAACACATTCCCAAGGGATGTGTTGCTATCTCCAGACATACGATTGTGTGGTGTGCGATACTTCAAATACCCGTCCCGTGTGGAACCAACACATTTGTTACTGCGTTGTAGTTTCATAAGGTGTTTGAAGAAATCGTCCCCAGGGTAGAACATCTGATAGACAGAATGCTCCCACTCTAGGGCACAATTCGAAACATGCTGGTCGAAACGCGAAGCATCAAGGCCTATGGCTACCGGGTCACTGTACTTGCTCCACTGCTGGTACATATGACTGCCCCGATCACGCATATTAAGGCCTTTGAACACTGTGCGTTCGCCGAAAGCTAGGTCGATGATGTTATAAATTTTCTTTTCAATAGGCTTTATATACCTACCTGTCTCCACTAGATACCGGGGATCACGTGGTTGGATGATCCTCGGAACCGGATCCTTCTTAGCAGAGAAGTTATATTTCTCGGCTTTGACGAATGCTCGAATGGTGGCACTCCTATCATCAAAGCCCAACACATGGTTATCATGCGCTGCCTTAATATACACAGTTCTTCTACGACCCTGGTACGACTCAGCGAATTCGTGAGCCCTCAACGGGGTGGTATAGGTGGCGTGGTGTTTAAGGAATTGCTTAATGCCAATCAGTTGTTGTGCAAAGTAAGAAGGGTCAGGTCGTGGGGGGGGCGAGTACACGCCGTCCTTACAGACGAAGAATACACGTTCCTTCACGGCCCGTTCTAATGTGTGAATATCTACATCGTAGACCGCGTAATCCACCTCACTCGACAGACGAGTGAAGCAGTACGTGTTACGTGGTCTACACAAACCTCCCGTGTAGACTACCTTCAGGTCAGGGTGGTTGGGAGCTGTGCTATTAGCACAGGCCACCCCAGGTAGTGACGCGAGGCCTGCTCAGCCATCCGCAACAACCGGGACGGAGCGTTTTGCTCCAAACCAGTTGAATATGGATGGCCTATGGCGTGGGGTATACGTAGTTGCTTGCAAGTCCTTCCTGTTAAGGACGGCCTCACTATAACGCAACTGGTGGGCAATGATTTCATACTCGTTCAACACGAACACCATCTCAACAGCTAATGGTAGCATTGTTTTGATGTGATGTGTTCGCATGCCACGTGCAACCATCCTCTTACTCAGCCAGCGGCGAGCAACAAGACGGTTTGCCTTGGTTTCAACGGTGATGCCCTCAATAGCGATCTTACATTCGTCAACCAGGTCGGCAATAAAGCGACTGTGGTTGCGGTGAGAGATCAATGTGGTATCACCGGAGTATGGTTCTTCCAGAGCAACTGAAAGATCGGAATCCATTACCAATTCCTGAGCCAATGACTCTACTGCAGCTGGGATTTGTATCCCAAGTAGCCACCGAGTGAATCGTGCACCGAGTTCTCCGGCAAAGGAGTTACCGGAGTCTTCAGCAAGGGATGTTGATGAATCATCCGCGAACGAATCAAACTCAGTAGAAACTGTAATCTCTGATAT